GAAGGATAAGGTTGTTTTGGCCAAAAAATTTGATTATCTTCATCCCAAATATAACCAATACCTGCGTAGTTTCCTCTTAAAGGTGTTCCACCTAATTTATGTTCATGGTTAGATGTATTGTAAGATGTTTGAATCCACATTTGTGCAGGCCAATTATTATGTAATTCTAAATATTGTTGACCTACTGTTTCATCTTCAACACCATCAGCATTTAACATGTCTTTGTTATCAAGTGTTAATACTTGAATAACTTTACTGTTAGCTCCTAGTTTCGCAAAATGTGCCATAATGTTTTTCCTTATATATTAGTTTTAATTATCATTCAACTATTGAAATTTATACTTTATTATTACAATTCCGCTACCACCATTCGCGCCACCACCGCCTCCACCACCAGTGTTTGTTGTACCTGCACTTGGACTAGGACCACCTGTTCCTCCTCCTCCTGGACCTCCATTATTACCTGGACCAGTGTCAGCGGGTCCACCATCTCCTCCGCCACCTCCAGCAAAAAGAGTGCAATTACCCGGCCATGGTTTACCGTTTCCACCAACACCACCACCAGGTTGCGCTGATTCGTTAGTGCCAGCAGAACCTGCTCCACCACCGCCACCACCTCCTTGGTTAGGTCCACCACCTGATCCACCGTTATTTCCTTGAGATGGGCTAACAGGTGGAGTATTTCCAGCTCCTGGACCTGTATTTAAATTATCTCCACCGCCTCCACCACCAGAACCACCTGATGCTGCAGTAGCTCCTGGTACATTTAAACCACCGCCACCGCCTCCAGCTGATGTAGTACAATTAAAAACACTGTTACTTCCAGAACCACCTTTTGCATTACTAGGATTCATTGTACCACCTCCTCCTACAGTTACTGGATACGCTTGAACTGATACTGGAGAACAAGCTGCACATCTCCAACCGCCTGCTCCACCACCGCCTCCAATTCCACCAGGCCCTCCTCCAGATGCTCCTCCAGCAACAACTAAATAATTTATTTTATTTGAACCAAAAGAATTACCTGCACTAGATACACAAAAAGTACCTGGGCCTGTAAAAGTATGTAATTTAAAATCACCACAAGGTGAGGTAGTTATTGTACCACCAGTCGCTGCTACAAATTCTGCTCTATCAAGATCATTTGCTTCTGCAGCATCAATTGATAACCATCCTTGTGTTGCATCTACATAAATTAATAAAATAGATAAACCCTCTTTTGACATTATAAGATTTGAAGTTAAGCCTTGAATTTTAGAACCGTTACGAGCTATTGTAATATTATTTGTATCTGCAGTATTTGCATAATCAGCAACACCAACCACACTTCCTGCACTTGGTGAAGAAGGTAGAGTTACTGTAATAGCTCCTGAAGTTGTATTTACAAAAAAACCACTTCCTGATGTAGCTGTAAAATTAGATGTTTTTGCGGTTGTGTCCCAAGTAATTGCACCTATGTTTTGAAACTTACCTTGATCTATTACTGATGTTCCACTTGAATTTATTCCCATAATTTTTTACCTATTGAAACTTATACCTTATTATTACAATTCCGCTACCACCACTTGTGATTGATCCAACACCTTTACCTCCACCGCCACCACCAGTGTTAGCTGTTCCTGCAGCTCCAGATGTGTTTCCTCCAGAAGGAGGAGTTCCGCCATTTCCACCACCACCAGCTCCACCTGTACCACCAGGTGCTGCTGGAGAACGGTTATCACCAGTTCCACCACCTCCACCTGCTCTTGCAGTAGGTGTTCCATTAATACTTGATGTTGCTCCGGCACCACCATTTCCTGTATTTCCAGGCATTCCTGGAGTACCTGCAGCTGTTGCTCCACCGCCACCACCGCCTCCTACAAACGAAGGGCCTGGTGATTGACCTGCACCACCATTATTTCCTTGTGGAGGGCTTACAGGTGGTGTGTTACCTGAACCACCACTATTATTTCTATTACCTCCACCTCCACCACCTGATCCACCATCGTCACCTTCTCTATCAGGGGTAGTATCATCTTGTCCTCCACCACCAGTAGATGTAATAGTTGAAAAAATTGAATTTGATCCTGGGTTACTTGTACAACCACTTCCAGCACCACCAGCGCCAACTGTTATTGGATAACCTTGAGCAGAGACTGGTAAAGCTGAAACACAGGCACCTAAAGGTGATCTTGAATAACAGCCAGAGGCTGCACCAGAAGATTCTCTATATCCACCTGCTCCACCTCCACCATTACTGCCACCACCTCCACCAGCGATTACTAAATAGTCAACTGTATTTGATCCAGAGGGTGAACCTGCATTTGTTACTGTAAAAGTACCTGGACTTGTGAAAGTATGGATTCTAAAATTTCCTGAACAAGTAATTGTTCCACCAGTAGCTGCTACAAAAGGGTTTGTAAGATCATCTGCTTGTGATGCATTTGTAACTAACCAACCTTTAGTGCCATCTACATAAACTAATAATACAGCTTCTCCTTCTATAATTAATAATTTATCTGCAGCTGCACCATCAATATTAGATCCATTTCTAGCAATTGTTATAGCGTTTGTATCTGCTGTGTTAGCGTAATCTTTTACTCCGACAATATCTCCTGCAGAAGGTGAACTAGGTAGTGTCACTGTAATTGCACCAGATGTAGTATTTACAAAATACCCTTCTCCTGATGCTGCTGTAAAATTAGATGTCTTAGCTGTTGTTTCCCAAGAAACTGCACCTATGTTTGCAAATTTACCATCACTTATTAATGTTGTTCCACAAGAATTTATACCCATAATTTTACCTATTTAAATTTATACCTTATTACTACTATTCCAGAACCACCCGTTCCACCTGGTCTAGCAGGAGTTCCTCCAACATTTGTAGGGCCTGCACCGCCACCTCCTCCTCCACGGTTTGCAGTTCCATTACTACCAGGTGCAGTTGATCCACCAGCTCCACCACCACCAGTTCCACCTGAGCCTGCAGAAGCTCCGTTCCAGCCACCGCCTCCACCACCTCCAGAGTAAGCTACAGGTGATGCTGTGATATTTGTTGTTGCTCCTGCTCCTCCAGCAGTTCCATCAGTTCCCGATGGATTATTCGTCCCTGCTGCAGTTGCTCCGCCACCTCCAGAAGAACCTCTTCCAGGACCACCTCCGAAACTCATACTGTTACCACCTTTGTTACCTTGAGGTGGACTTACAGGTGGTGTATTACCTGCTGAACCTGTTGTTTGTCCGCTTCCATTATTTGCACCCTGTCCACCACCAGAACCGCCTGTGTTTGATGTTCTATTAAATCTACCACCGCCTCCACCGCCTGCAGATGTAATTGTTGAAAATACAGAGTTAGCACCAGAACCACCTGGATTAGAAACACAACCTCCAGTTCCACCAGCGCCAACAGTTATTGGATAACCTTGTACAGAAACAGGTAAAGCCGTCGGAGTTGCTAAAGGACTTGCTGTATAACAACCTGAAACTGGGGTAGAATGGGATTCTCTAAATCCACCAGCTCCTCCACCGCCGCTACCACCAGATCCACAACCATTATCTCCTCCACCACCTGCACCACCAGCTACAACCATGTAATCTACTGTAGTTGATCCAGAGGGTAAACCTGCATTTGTTACGCAAAATGTTCCTGGAGATGTAAAAGTATGAATTTTAAAATCTCCAGATTCTGTAATTGTCCCACCAGTGGCTTCTATAAAAGGACCTGCAAGATCACTTTTTTTCGCAGAATTAGTTGGTCGCCAACCTTGTGTTCCATCAACATAAACTAAAAAAATTGATATTCCTTCGGTATCAAGTACAGCATTTGATGCTGATCCTCTGATATTAGATCCATTTCTATCAATTGTAATATTATTAGTGTCAGCTGTGTTTGCATAATCTTTAATAGCTACGATATTACCAGCCGAGGGTGAACTAGGGAGTGTTACTGTAATTGCTCCAGAAGTAGTATTAACAAAAAAACCACTTCCTGACGTAGCCGTAAAATTTGAAGTTTTAGCTGTAGTGTCCCAAGTAACAGTACCAATATTATTAAAGACTCCTTGGTCTAACATTGTAGTTCCACATGAATTTATACCCATTATGAATCTCCAACTTTATCTAATTTTATTTTAAATTTTTCTCCAGATATATTATTAATCATAAATATATCATTTTTTCCTTCTTGCAAAGTCCAGTTGCCTTTGGTTCCATCTATCATGTTTCCTTGATCTTTTGACTCGTTAGATAAATGTAAATCTCCAGTAAATACGTTTCTCCATACATTTCCAGATGCTCCTAAATCAAAAGTATCATTTGAACCAGGTAAAATATTACCTGAAGCTGTTATAGCACCTGAAGTAATTGCTGCTGTAGTAATATTACCTAAGTCAGCTGTAACATCTACAACATTAGTTCCATCTGAATATAATATTTTAAAACCTTTGTCTGTAGTTGCCCAAGTTGCACCTGTTCCAGAACTAGTTTTAAATGTTACAGTGTGTGCTCCTGTTGTAGCATTTTCAACTAAATAAGTTTTTTCTATTCCATCTGGAATTACTACATTTTTATTTCCAGAAATAGTTCCAGTTAATTTTAGAACTTGATTTTTACCATTTGATAAAACACCATTTGAAAAAGTTAAAGTTGCTGCCGCTGTAATTCCAATTGAATCGTAACCACCAATGGCTTGTTCCAAAATTAATAAATTTGTATTAGTAAACTGTCCCCAAGTTCCTGAGTTTTCTCCTGTTGTTTGAACAGTTAACTTTAAATTTGCTGATGTGCTATTAGCCATATTGTAGATTCCTTATGTTATATTATAATATTTCATTTATGCTGCAGTGTCAACTTCTGTCCATGTAGGGGCTGTTCCTGTATTTACTTCGCTCCAAGCAATGATATTAACACTACCCACAGATACTGACATAGAAATTCCAGTCAATTCTGCACTTGAATCTGTAGCATCTACTTGACCTAGTGCCATAGTTGTTTCTTGACCAGTAACGTCAATCAAACTATTTGCGTCTAATGTAGCTGTTCCGAGGGCAGCTGTCGCAGCTTGACCAGATAAAGAAACATCTACATCAATGACAACCCCTTCATTACCTTCATTAATAGATATTGCTTGACCAGTTACTGAAACATCTGAATTAGCTGCTATAGAAACACTTCCTAAATTTGCACTTATAGTTTCACCAGTAACGTCTATAAAACTTGTTGCGTCTAAAGTTGCAGTTCCTAATGCTGAAGTTAATGCTATACCTGTAACATCAATATCTGCTGTTCCAACAGTTGACACAGAACCTAAATTAGAAGTTAAAGCTTGACCACTAACAGGAACTTCAACTCCAGAAAAAATACTAACATTACCTTGTGTAGCAGTTATTGCTTGACCTGTTACAGAAAAGTTTACATCAATAACAATCCCTTCATTACCTTGATTACAAGTAAGGGCTTGACCAGTTACTGCAACATTAATGCTTTGTGATCCAGTTGCAGCAAAAGGACTTTCTGCAAAAGTTGTTATACCAAAGGCCATGGCTTATTAAACTTCCTCTAGTTTGAACTTATATTTTTTACCAGATTTATTATTAAGTATGTAAAGATCTTCTGCACCCTCTTGAATAGTCCAGTTACCTTTAGTGCCATCAACAGCATTACCTTCAGATTTTGATTCGTTAGATAAATGTAAGTCTCCAGTAAATACGTTTTGCCAAACGTTTCCTGATGCACCTAAGTCGTGAGTATCGTTAGCTCCTGGAACAATGTCTCCAGTTACTGTTAATGTAGATCCATCAAAAGTCATGTTAGCTTCTGCATTCATAGCATCAGCGCCAGTTGCAGTAACAACTCTATTGTTAGAACCATTAGCCATAAAATCTGACACATCAACTGAAACTGCATCTGCTGCAACATCAATACCAGTTCCGGCTCCTACGGCTAAACTAACTCCTCCAGATGTACCACCTCCTGTTAAACCGTTACCTGCTGTAACACCTGTGATGTCTCCAGTGTTTGTAGTAAATCCAGCGTCATTATCAAAGATTGATAAACCTATTTCACTAGCTGCTTTTCTTCTCTCTGCTCCTGAATCTAAAACAATAAATTCATCTGAACCAGCCATTGTTGCTGTCATGTCAGTAAGTTCAGATAAATCTAAATCAACGCTAATAGTACCAGAACTTGTAACAGCTGAACCAGCATCTAATCCAGTGCCTGGTGTAATACCAACACTAGTTACAGTTCCTGTATTTGTAGTGAAGCCAGCATCATTATTAAAACCTGAATTATTAATATTGCCTTTAGTTAATTTTTTCTGTGCATTAGAAGAATCAACCACAACAAAAAAATCACCATCACCATTTGATGTTGAAGTTGTAAGTTCAGAAAGATCTACATCTACTTGATCTGCTTGTACATCAATTAAATTTCCTGCACCAACATTCAAAGTAACTGAACCAGATGCTCCCCCACCAGTTAAACCAGATCCTGCAGTTACACCTGTAATATCTCCAGTTGTAGGAGTTTCAAAAGTAACAGCTCCAGAACCATTAGTTGTTAAAACTTGATTTGCAGATCCATCTGATGTTGGAAGTGTATAAGCTGAAAGAGCAAAGTTTGACCCATCACCTTGAATAATTTTTCCTGCTGTTGTTGCTAATCCTGCAACATCTTGTAATTGTGCATCTAATCTTGCATTTGGTAAAGTACCAGAACTAATATTACTAGCATTTGTTGTATCAGTTGTTGCAGAAGCAGCTAAACCTAGATCTGATCTAACTTCAGAATTACTTCTACCTTCTAAACCACTAGCAGTAAAACGAGCAAAATCATCATCAGCTACTGATGAACTATCTATTTTTACTGCATTAGTATTTGCTATTCCAAAAGTTAAAGAAGCTTGACCACCTATGTCTGAAAGAACCTCACTCGCAGAACGTCCTTCAATATCTGTTCCGTTTACACGTAAAAAATCATCGTCTGCTACACCACTTGTAAATTTAGGTACGTTTGTATTTGATATTCCTGTATCTAATACAGCAGCTGTTCCTAATCCTAAAGTAGTTCTTTGAGCACCAGCGTTTGCATCATCAAGAAGTGCTTTACCTGCAGATGTTAAATCATATGTTGCTGCAGTTCCTGATCCTGTAAATTGAATACCTTTATCTGCTGCTGATGTTAAACCTCCAATTGCAGCAAGATCTGCGTCTAGTCTTGCATTTGCAACGGTTCCACTTGCTAAGTTACTTGCGTTTAAAGCTGTTAAATTAGATCCATTGTTTGCAACAATGTTTCCGCTAGCATCTAGTATAACTGATTTAGATGCAGGAAGAGTACAGAAAACATCTTTAGTGCCCGCAGAAAAGTTTACTGCAGAATCACTATTTGACGATGATAAAATTGTAGTTCTTGATAGAGTATCAGGTGAAGCGTCAGTTACTGTACCAATACCAACCTCAAACTCACCATTTTCATTTACGATAGAGTAATAAGTTGTATTAGAATTACCAATACCTGCTACAAATGTTTCAAAACCTAAAACTGCTCCTGCAAGATTAAGGGTGCCTGTACCAGTAGTGGTAGAGGTTTCTTTAACCCTGTCATTTACGACTAATGCCATTTAAAACTCCTATTAACCAGAGATTCTTAATATAGCTGCTGCTGTAGTAAATGCTGGAAATTGTACTGTAAAAGTTCCTGATGTAGCTGTTTTATCTCCTCCAAAATCTAAAACTGCAACAGCTGCATTTGTAGTTGCAGATGAAGTATTATAGATTAAAGCTCCTCTAGCAGTCAACGTTACACCAGTAAATGATCTGTCAGCAAAATCAACTATCGCAACTCCTTTACCAGTTCCTGTTCCGATTGAAGTTCCACCATTAGTTAATGCACCACCACCTGCTGTGTACTGACCACTATTACTTACTTCATTTGATGTGCTGTAAGCAGTAGTCGCTGAGTTTAGAGTAGCTGAAGAAGTAAAAAGAGCTAGTTTGAATTTATCACCACCAGATGCTTTAAAGTTGTGATCTCCTTCTAACAATTGTTTTTTAAACGCATTTGCAATCGCTTGTGTTATAGCCATAGTTTATCTCCTTATTTTCCTCCGACTCGAGGAACACCTGATTGATATTCATCTCGTCTTCGTCTTCCCATTTGTTCGATTGAGAAGCCTTCTACCACTTGTTTATACTTTCCTTCATATAATTGCAAGAGATCATTTGGCCCCTTCAAGAAGCTAAAAGCTTCGACTAAACATGCATACAAAAGTCCGTTGGGAAAATACTCGCTAATGTATGTTGTTGTATTTGTACTAGATAAACCTGTATCTTTCAAGATATAATTTAATTGAATTGTATAGGTAGCATTTGGTGTAGGTGCTATTACAATAGTATCGTTATCCCACATACCGTAGTATTTTGGAACTCCTGTAGACTCAACTGGATTAAATTCAGACATAAAACTGGTATCTCTAAATTCTAAAAAATCTCTATTATTTGCTTGACCTACACCATCAGAATCAACAATTTGAGCTGACCTCACAACTAATAAATCTGATGGAGTATCTATAAATCTTTGGTTTGTAATTAAATTTGCTGTTGCATATCTTTTATTATTATCAGAATCTACATCTCTGAATATTCTCCATTCAGCATTTTCTATAATTCCATTAAGAATAGAATCTGTTAAAACGTTTGAACTAACTTCTGTGTAGTCTCTAATTTTTTGTAATAGTTCTGAATAAGTCATGGTGTTAATGTAACTGGTCCTGCAGTTACTGTTGTTCCTCCAAATTTTCCTGTTACCGTAGGTGTTGATCCTAATGTAAAAGTATAATTATTTGTATCTACCACAGTTATACTAAATCCTGTAGTATTTTCAAATACTGTATATGCCAGACCTCCGGGACTTCCATCTACATTTCTAAACACAACAATGTCTCCAGTTGTTCTTCCATGATTTGGTTCGTTTACAGATATAGTTGTGCTTCCTGAAGTAATATTAAAAGGATTACTTGGTAATAAACTTTGTGTAGCTGGTTCAGTTCTTGCAGGTCTTGCGTTTCTTAAACCTTGTCCATCAGCTGTAGTTGGTTTTGGTTCTAGTTGTGGATGTTTTGCTTCAAATTCTGAAACATGAACTCTTGATCCATTCCATTCTATAACCATTTCTGAATATGGAAACGCTTGACCGGAACGATCAGATATAAATTGTGCATATTTTCCTCTAGATAAATTAGACATTTGGATAGTAAGTTTTTGGTGTTATGAAAGAACTTGAAGCAGAACCATCTTCTTCTAGTGCTCTTTTTAATTCATCTTCATATAATAGTTTCATTTGTTGTGTAAGTTGTGGATTTATTTTTTGTGAAAGATAGTAAGCTAAACCTGAAACCATACAAGGTACAAATCTATAAGGCACATCTGCTTCGTTAGTATAATTACCAGCATCTTGTATTCTGCTTACATAATAATAATTTAAAAAATTACCTGCCTCACTTGAACCAGGAGTTAGGTACAAAGTAATTGTAACTTTATCAATAAATCTTTGAACGTAGTATTGTGTAGGCACACCTGTTTGAGTTTTGTTTGACAAACCTTGATACGCAGATCTATTTATTTTTGTAAGAGGAAAATCAACTGATGAAGAGTTTCTATATACTGCTTCTAGTATATCATCTACACCAAAAACAGCTGTAGCATCTGATGTTCCATCAGCAGACGATCTAAACATAGTGTAAACAGATTGACCATTTACTAATGTGATTGAATTATTTTTTACTTCCCAATAGTGTAAACCTCTGTTTGCCCATTCTTGAAACATAATATTTAAAGAACGCCTTGCAGATTTTAGATCATTTCCTGAATAATCAAAACGACCTAATCTTTCATACGCTTCAGTAATAATATCATCAATACTAAATGTAGATTCAAATTTTGTTGTACCAGAAGTTGCCATTTAAACCTCTTACTTATCTATCAATAATGTTGCGCCTACTAAATTAGCAATTGCAGAAACTTTCATTCCACCTGCAAATAAAATTCCATCTTCAGGTACATTGAATGAAAAAACATCGCCTTCAGGACAGTCTCCTTGAAATAAAGTTGTGCTATCTGTGTTGTCTTGTAAAGTTATTGACCCAGCTCCAGATCCATCAGAGGCTAAAATCATTCCTCTTAATCTAGTTCTTCCAGCAAAAACTGCACCAGTGCCTGTAACTCTAACTGCTTTTACGTCACCCTTCATATTTTGTTCTCCTATTAAAATTTAGTGGGCCCGAAGGCCCACATTAATTATTTATTAACTGTCTGCAAATGGTGTAACAATTGTGCCATCACCAATTAACAAACCTTCAACCAAGTATTGATTGTCTGCGATTGCAGTAAACTTGATTCTAGATCCTGCTAAACCACCTTTAGTAGCATTACCAGATCCAGCTTCTCCAAGTAAATTAACAACGTCGTTTGATGCTGCAGGTACAAAAGCTTTTTTTGAACCATCATTAACACCAACCATAACTGAACCAACAAATTTGTCAGTTCCGTCAGTTGAAATTGATCCAGTAAAATTGTCTTTGAAAAAAATTTCAAAAGTAGTTCCAATTGTACTTGGATTATTTGGATCACTTCCTGGGCCAGCTGATGCACCGTCTGCTGAAGCATTAATAGTTGGTAACGTAATCGCAGTTGGTGTTCCAGCTGGATCCATAGTTACAACTCTTCCTGCATGAGCAGCAACAGTTAAATCAGTTGCTAAGGTTAGATCAACAGTTGATCCTGGTCCGATTGATTGAAAACCATTTCTCGATCTTACCGGTCCGTCAAATGTAGTATTTGCCATAATTATATCCTCCTAGTTTCCGAACATAGTCTCTAGGCCGTCGACTATACGCGTCTATGTTCTAATTTAATTGTATAGTAAAGTTTTTATATACTAGTTTTTAATAGAGTGCAAGAGAGCCTGTAATGTGAATTGAATTTATTCAACGATGTAGCTTTTTATTTAAGTAGCTACAGAAACTTGTGGAGCAATGGCATCAACTTTATTTCTAAGGTGAGCTTCTTTAGCCTCAGCCTTTTTAATATGTTGTACGATCTTTTTAACTTGGTCGTCGATCCTTACCATATTCAAAGTATATTTACCTTGATTAAGATGCTCTTGCTTCCATTTTAGGTCCAGTGTCTCCTTTTGTTTGTAAAGATCCTGGATGTGCGGTTGCATCGTCATTTATAACCTCCTCATAGGTTATTCTGTATTTATTGGAGTCATATACTTTTTCTCCAACATATTCCCATTTTATATCATTTAGTCCTAGTTTGTCAACTATTGCTTGTTCAAGGGAAATAGGATCATCATTAGATGATACTTCAAATTTTGCGTAGTAATCGTATGCGTTTATTGTAACTATAAATTTTTTCATGATTATTTCTTTTTACTTTCTAAATGAGGCGAGATTGTGTCTCGCCTCATTCAAATTAATTATTATGCACCTGGTGATGCGTAAATACCTCTAAAGTCAGATACACCAAATGAGTATCTTTCTCTAGCTTTGTATCTTACGTTACCAGTATCGAAGTCGCCTTCCATAGCCGTTTTAATTGGGGCTCTGTCAAACATCTTCATACCATTAGGTACATCAGTGATAATGTAGAACGCATCCGGGTCAGTTAAAAAGTTATTAACTCTGTAACCTTGTGGAATCATACCCATAGATACGATTGCGTTTACATCATTGTCTGCTGTTCCAGTTCTACCTTGAGATTTCATTAATCTCTCTGCAGTGAATTGTAACTCAGAAGGAATAATCATTTTAACACCTCTTGCAGCAACTTTCAGACCTCTTTCGTCTGTAAATGCAGCAATGTCAATTAATGATTGCTCTAATGAAGTTTCATTCAAGTCAGCAGCTGTAGCTAATGTATTAGATACAGTACCAGAGATAGTTGGGTGGTTTGTTGCAAACAACGCCGAACCATCACCTGAAGTGAAAGAACCGAATCCATTGATTAATGGATTAACAGCTTTAACTTGTTTAGTATTCGCCATAGATCTAGCTAATGCTTTTGTATATCTACTAGCAAGTCTGTCATACAAGTTATCCTCAATCGCTTCTTCAGTTATAGAGAAGGCAAGAGCCACAGTTTCGTGTGTATATCTTGCAGTGAAAGTCTCTTGAGCATTGTCAAAAGTTACTCCACTTCCTTCTGGTTTAACTTGAGCTTGAGCAAAACCTGATAACATAACTTCTTCTTCAAACGCTCTGTCTGAAGATTCAGTAGTGTATATTTCAGCATGCTGATTCTCATAACGTTTATATTCCAGGCCGAATAAAGCATTCAAACCTGGCTCTAGTTCTTTAACTAGTTGTCCTCTTGATATCGCCATAGTTATTTACTCCTTATTAGATACCTGCGGTTTGTTTCAAGAAGTGCTCGTTAATAGTAACGATTAAGTTTGTATTAGCTGAACCTAATTCGTTATTAAGCGGATCTTTTGAAACACCGATTATTTTAAGTTGCGCAGTTCCCGCAGCCATTGTTCCAGAAGCTTCTACTTTTGAAACATAGTTTGGTGAACTACCGGCTGTGTACGCAATATCTGCACAGTTACCAATATTGGTTTGCGCAGGTGTACCAGCACTTTGTACTTCAAACCTCTCGTACGGGTCATCAGAAACAAATCCAACAATATCAGTTGCAGTGTTGGAAGCGTCTAAGTGATTCGCAAAAGTAGGTTTGCTTGATGTTGCATCAGTAAAGAATACACCAGTAAGTGATCCTAATAAAACATCAGTCGCAGCGGCTACAGTAATTGTACCTGTATTTGCCATTTCAACTGGATCGTTGAAATATATTGCGTCTGCAGATGCAGCGATGTTGTACTCGGATAAACCACCGTTGTCTCTATTCTGACCAACTTTTCCGATCGGTTTTAAACCGAAAGCAGCGTCTTTATTTGCCATAGTTGTGTCCTCCTTATAGACATTTATTTAGTTTATCCTTTGATGGAAAAGAATTCTGTTAGGATTTCTTTGTACCACCGAAGGTTACACGAGTCTGTCTATCAATATTGATAGGCATACTTGGATGTTGCTCCTTCATAAGATCGTTGTCTACTGCCTCAACGTTTTCTCTACCTTGTTTAACATAGTATTCAGAACGTTGTTTTGCGATCTCTTCCGGTACCCTTGCAAGCAAAAGGCCACCAACTCCGATCACTCCCTTGTATTTGCCATCTTCAACTATTGGATAATCTGAATCTGGATATTCATCAGATCTAACTAATTCATATCCTGATCTTATTCTTCCAGCGATATTTTTCGTATCTTGGAATCCTAAGCTTTCAGCTCTTATCCACCTATGTTGAAAACCTGTAGGCGCAGGGGGTGCATCTAAAGATGACGGTGGAGTCCAAACTTTTTTTCGAGATTCTTTTTCTCTAGTTTGACTCGCACGAGAAGTTCTTTTTTCATTTTCATTATTCATATGCTTATACCTCCTTCGTGATTTTTAGTTGTTTCGCATATTCTTCAAGTGGCACACCTAATTTTTTAGCAATTGCGACTTGAGACGGTGTGAGTCTCACGGTTTTGCGACCAGTATTTGTACTTCGCTTCGCACTAGCTACTGTTTGTACGGGTTTGGTCGAAACTTCCCCATTGTTGGATTCATTATTACCAAATTTGTGGGGAAATTCAAGTCTTATTCTTTTATCAATTTCTTGATAATACTCGTCAGACTGTGGATCAAAACCTTCTTGTTCTGTTAGAGTTTTATGTAAATCAAATGCTGTATAAGTCATAGCATTATCTTGACCAAACCAACTGTTTTTAGCTGCCCATGCTTCCGCTTTTGGATCTGGAGCTTGTTGTGGTTTAATTTTTTGATCTAATTTAAACTCTGGTTCAGGTTTCTTATTTTTTTTAAACTCTTCTTGAGCCACTTTAGTCTCTTCGAGTTTAGCTTTTTTATAACCCAATTCAGATATTGCAGTTAAAGCTTCTGCTTCAGCTTTTAAATCATTTGCTTCTCTAGCTGCAGCGAGTTTAGCTTGTGCTGCCTGAATTCCTGATACAATGCTATCTTCTGTAGACTGCAGGTATCCGGGTTCAAGTTTAGAGATCTTTTCTTCTGCTGCTTCTTTTAATTTTATTTGCGCTTTTGCAAATGCAGCTGCTTCATCTTTTTGTCTCTCTGCTTCTCTCCATTTATGGGTTAGTTTAGCTATTCTTCTTTGTACAGATTCACTGTATTGTTCTAATTCATTTTCTTTCTTATCTTCCTCTTTAGGCTCTTCTTTCTTTTCTAATTTAACTTCACGTTCATTTTCATAAGAAATATCTGTTCCATGATCTTTCTTTTTTTCATATGTACGTTTATCTTCAGCCTCAGTTTCTACTTCTGGTGTTTCAATTTGTTGTGAATTATTTTCTAATTCAACATCAACTGAAGGACCAGATGTATCAATGTCAACTGTTTTGTTTTCTTCTACGTCAGGCATAGTTTTCTCCTATGTTAATATTGATGAAGTATATCTTCGGGGTTTTCGATGGTTGCTAAAACTTCATCGTCATTTAGCAATCTTACTTCCCCACCATCTATCTGGATTCTTGATCCAGCGTATCTTGCAAAAATTATCCAATCACCTTTTTTACACCAAGGTCCCTCTGGAAATTTTTCTTTATCATAACAATTTGGACCCATAGCAAGAATTAAACCACAAGTAGAACCTACTTGTTGTCTCTCTAAAGTTTCTTGTCCAAGATATAGTCCACCTTTTGTTTTTTCTGGCATTTTAAATGGAAGAACTAACATTCTCCATCCAGTTGGTGAAGGTAATTTATTTGATTCTTTTTTCTTTAAACGTTCGTAACCATCAATTTCTTTTTGATTAGCCTCTGCATTTTGTTTTTCATATTTTTCTAATAATGCAGATTTAGTCTTTTGGTCCGAATTGGACAACGTTTTCTGATCTTTCAATGTCATTTTTTTGCTCCTTTGGTTCTAGCAGGTTAGAGATTTCCTGTGATATTTTTAAATAGGCATGTGCCTGTCCCATCATATACTTGTATTTTTCCATATTGTCAATACCACCACCTATCATGGTATCTGCAATATCTTGATAAGACTCTTTTAAAAATTTTTGTATTCTATGTATTACTATTGTTTCTTCAGGTAACATGTGGTTTTTTTCCTTTGTTTATTCCTTCTTTAATTATGTAGTCTCGAGTGCCATTCGCACCTATCTCTACTTCCTTTCTAAGATTCTTAAAAAGAATTTTTTGTTTATTTTCTTTTTCTTTTTCTTTCGAAAAAGCTTCTAATTTTTTTGTATCCCGCATAACAAATATTATCTATTTTTACACTTAAAATGTCAAGACTAGCAAAAAATTTATAAACTAATTTATCTAACATTTATTATAATACCGATTTCTCTGGTTCAAACTCTTCTAATACGTCTATTTTTTCTTTAGCGTTAGCTATTTTTTCTATTTGTTTATTTATTTCTTCTATATGTTGTGGATGTTCACCTATACCTACTGAGTTATTTAAATAAATATTTGCAGTAGCATCTGCTTCTGCAATCTCAGCTTCGTATCTAGCTTTAAGTGCTTCTAGTATTGCTCTTCGCATTTCTTATACTCTCTTTTTTTATGTAATATATTAACTCTTGAATGCCAACACCATTCGGTCATTTTTATAGCGCCTGTTTCAATAAATGCAATTGCATTATCTAAAAAACCAAAAAATTTGTACATTAATTTATCTAGCATTTCTTATTGCTTCCTTTCCTTTTTTAAATATAGCAGCGACTTTATTTTTTTTCATAACTTTGGCACGCTGTTCTCCAACAGTTAATATTTGTATTTTTCTAGCAAAAGGTTTGCTGATACGTTTAACTTTTGCAACAGTTGCTCTTGCATCTGCAGGCGTAGCAAATTTTATACTAACTGTATCTTTTGGATTTTCGTCAGTATAAAGTCTTCTACCAGAACCTTTAGGCTTTTTTCCTGTTCCCTTTTTTGGATCCGCCATTTATAGCTCCTTTCAACATCTTAGCTTGTTTAGTATGAGCTTTAACTGCTTTGCCCAATCCTTTAATAACTTTTTTGATTGCTTTTTTCTTTAACATTTCCATCTCCTTCTTGCCTGACGGATTCTTGAATTAGGATCATTTCTTGTTTTAGCTGATGCTCTTTTCAATTGTCCAAGAGATCTTGCACAATATGATTTTCTACGTTTAGCAGCTTTTGATCCAGGCTTCACTTTTCCTGTCACGGCTGTTTTTAATTTAGAACCAGGGTTAAGTCTTCTATAAGCTTTAACTCCAGCCTCTGTCATTCCAGCACCTTTTTTAGTAGGTCTAAAATTTTTTTTATTTCTTGCAGGCATTGTGCCTTTTGAATACATCTCTCGTCTCATTATGCTTTTTTCTTTTTCTTTGCAAATGTTGCAGCTCTACTAGGTGTAGGGCCTGTATTCGCTTTTGCTTGTTTTCTTCTTACGGCACCCGCACG